CTACTATAAAGCATGTATCTTGGTCAGGTAATCCATTTGCTGCACAAGGTGGTCGTACCAATTTATTAGTATACGAGGAAATAGGAATGGCTAATGAATTACTAGATGTATATGGTGCTACTAGAGATTTAATGAAACGTGATGGAAATAAGTTTGGAACTGCTTTATTTATTGGTACTGGTGGTGCCATGGCTTCTGGAGGAACTCTAGCAGCATATAAAATGTTTTATAATCCAGCTGCATATGAATGCTTAACGTTTGAAGATGAGTGGGAAAATAAAGGGGGAATAGGGTATTTTATTCCTGCCCAATATTCATTTAATGAATATAGAGATGAAAACGGTAATTTAAATAATGAAAAAGCGGTAGCTAAATTAGAAGCTAAAAGAAAATTAACTACTGATTCATTAGCATTAGCTGATGATATGCAGAATAACCCTAAAGTACCTAGTGAGATATTTTTAACTCAGACAGGCAACCTATTTCCTAGTGCTGAAATTAAGAATAGAATAAATACAATAGAGAGGGAACAAGAACTACTACAAAAGAAAGTAGAATTAGTATTCGATAAAAACTCTAAATATAATGGAGTAGGTTATAAACTAGATGTAGATGATAAACTAATAGCTATTAACGATTTTCCTTGGAAAGAATCAGATAGTAATAAACAATTAACTAGAGAGGGTTGTGTAGTAATATATGAATTTCCTCAATTAGTTAATGGTAGCGTACCTAAAAATTTATACGTTATTGGGCATGACCCCTTTAAAAATAATGTAGAATCGGGTACATCTTATGCTAGCATATATGTATTAAAAACAGCAGAAAATTTAGAGTTAGGAACCAATGAAATAGTAGCGGAGTATATAGGAAGGCCCTTTTTAGGAGAAGATGCAGTAAATGATATACTATTAAAATTATCTATGTTTTATGGTAATGCAGTTATTTATTTTGAGAATAACGTAGGTAATACAAAAGAGTACTTTGAGAAGCATAAAATGCTACATTTGTTAGCCGTTAAACCTACTTCAGTATTAAGTAACTCTATATCAAAAACTGCCAATATGACATATGGGTATAGTATAGGAAATAGAGAAATTAAACTTAGAGCGTTAGGGTATGTACGTACTTGGCTTCTAGATAGAGATGAATTAGGAAATAGAAATCTAGAAAAAATACCTAGTAGAATATTATTAAAGCAATTACTTCAGTTTAATCTTATGGGTAACTTTGATGCTGTAATGGGCTTTACAGGTTGTGTTATAGGATTAAATGAAAGATTTAATAAATTCGAAGAAAGAATTAAAGATCTAGCTATGAACGAGCTAGACTTATCATATTTAGATAAAATGTTAGAATTAAGAGATACCAGTAGTGTATACCTTAACTCTAAGATAATGTAAAATTAGGTAGATGAACACTACAGGTTTTAACTTTCCTCCTCAACGATTATCGTATAAAGATAAAATCAAAAACGATATGGAATGGGCAAAGGAAGTAATTAAATTAATTAAACTTAATTATATGTATACTAATGAAGTATACGATAATATGGTTTCTAACTACGATTTATATAATAATCGTATTAATCCTAAAGATTTCGAGTATACTTGTAAATTATTAGGTATTAAAGAAAATACTTTTCCTGAACTAGAAGTCTATAATAAGACTAGTAATAAGATTAATGTTTTATTATCAGAAGAGGAAAAAAGACCTTTTGAGTATAAAGCTATATTAATTAATGGCGACGGAATTAAAACTAAAGTTTTAGAAAGAGAAGCACAGCTAAAAGAGGTTATTAATACCTATATACAAAAATTAATGCAAGGAGAAAATCCCGAGCTACAAGATGAATTAGAAAAAGTTAGCGAATCTAAGTATTTGTCAACTAAAGAAAAAAGCGCTAATAAGCTATTAAACTACTTCTATAGGAAAGAAGATATAAAAGGTTTAAAAAATGATTCATTTAAGCATGGCTTATTAGCTGGATTAGAAGTCGTATGGGTAGGTATCGAGAATGGCAACCCTAAAATAGAAGTAATAAATCCTACAGGATTCTTTTATCATAAAGGTGGCAATACTAAATTTATAGAGGATGGCTTATTTGCAGGAAGTACTGGATATATGACTATAGGAGATGTCCTAGATAAATACGGTGAATATATGACCGAAGATGAAATGGACAGAATAGAGAAATATGCTAAAGGTAATGTATCTAGAGATGCTGCTGAACCACATTCAGATATGAGATACTATCATGAAGACTTTAATATAGCATCTATGTATGGAGATGATTCTAATACTATGGGTGATAGAGAAACTCTTAGAGGACAGTATGGATGGAATACTTTTGCAGATATTAGAGTAACGCACGTAGAATGGAGAAGTCAAAAGAAAGTTGGCTTTTTATCAGGTACAGATCCTGAAAGTGGCGAACTGATAGAAGACATAGTATCAGAAGATTTAGTTATTCCTCCATATGCAGTTAAAAAGAAAAATACAGATAAACCCGGCTATACTTATTTATGGGATAGTTATTCTTTAGTATGGGGATGGATTCCGGAAGTATGGGAAGGAGTAATTATTTTCGATGATATTTTCGTTAAGGTAGGACCTAAGAAATTTCAATTTAGAAGTTTAGATAATCCATATAAAGTAAAATTAGGATATCATGGAGCCGTATACAGTGCTACAAATAGCACGCCGGTGTCAGTTATGGATAGAATGAAGCCTTTTCAATATCTATATACTATGTTAATGTATAAGATGAAAAAGCTAATAGCTTTAGATAAGCCTCCTTTAATAGGATTAGATACTTCTATGGTAGATCCTAAATTAGGCTTTGAAAAGACTATGTACTATTTAGAAGAATTGGGAATAGATTTCTATAATAGCTTAGAAAATGCGGATAAAGTTGGGGCATCAGGAAGAAGTGGTAAAATGGGAGGAAGCCAAGCTAGAACTACTATAAACCATATTCATAATTATATTGCACTAATGGAAGCTATAGATCAGCAAATTGGAGATGTGGCAGGTGTAAATAGACAAAGAGAAGGACAAGTAGCGCCTACAGAAGCCGTCACTAATGTACAGAGTCAAATTACTCAATCTAGTATAATAACTGAATTAATGTTTCAATTACACTTTAAGATATGGGAAAGAGTACTGGGAACATTAATAGAAATAAGTAAAACTGCTTGGAATAATAGTAAGGTATTACAATACATATTAGATGATATGTCATTAATTACTTTACAGTTTAACCCAGACGAATTATTAGATAGCGACTTTGGTATATTCTTAACTAATACTAGTAAAGAACATATGATTTTACATCAATTACAACAATTAGGATTGACATTGATGCAGAATGATAAAGTAGATTTAGCTTCATATATTAATATGTTATCTAGTTCTAGCTTAGAACAAGTTAAAGATGAGATTCGCCATGCACAGAAGAAAATGGAAAAACTTCAACAACAAATGATGCAACAGCAACAAGAACAAGCTATGCAACAACAACAATTGGTGGAAGAATCTAAGCAGAAAGATAGAGAGTTTGAATTACTTAAGATGCGTTTAGAACATGACTATGACATGCAAGAAGCTGAAGTAGAAAGTTTCAAATTTGTAAATGATCAGGATATAAATGATAATGCTATTCCAGATCAATTAGAAATAGAGAGATTTAAACTAGATAAGCGTAAACATGAAGACGCTATACGTATTAAAGAAGCAGAACTTAAAATTAAAGATAAGGTAGCTAATAGGCCTCCTAAGGCTAGTTCATAAGTACTAGCTTCTATATATCAAAAAAAGAAAGCATTAAACACAATTAAAATTAACCTATAAATAATAAATAATTATGACATTAGACGATTTAGAATTAAATGACCTAGTAGCAGAAAACGAAGAAATTATATCGGATCCTGCTAATAATTTAGATGATGAGCCAGAATTAGAAGACAAAGAACCTGCTATTGATTCTGCGGATGATTTAGATGATCTCGAACCTGAGGATGTAGTTAAAACTACTGATAATGAAGATGACATAGAAGATAAAGATGATACAGCTAGTGTATTTTTTGACTATCTAAAGAGTAAGAATATAGTTGTTACAAACGAGAATTTTGAATTCGATGGATCAGAAGAAAAATTAGAAGAAGCTTTACTACAAACTAAAGATAATGTAAGACTTGAAGTATTTGAATCATTGATGAATAGATTACCGGACAATGTACAAGATGTTATCAAGTTTAGTTTACAAAGTGGCGGAAGAGATTTAAATGATTATATGCAGTTTAATCAAGCTATAGATTGGGATAATCTAGATACCAGTAGAGAAGATGTACAGAGAAGTATTATGGAGCACTACTATAGAAATGTGTCTAATTATGATGATTATAAAATTAAACGCCACATTGATAGACTAGAAAAAGCAGGCGATCTAGCAGAAGAGGCTATAAATGTTATTGATGAATTAAAAGACTTAGAAGCCCAATCTAAGGAAGATATGTTACTTCATTATCAGCAGCAACAAGCTGCAATGGAAGAACAAAATAGAGTCTATAGGTTAGCTATTCAAGACTCAATTTCTAAAGCTTCTTATTTAGAAGAAGCTAGAAAACAAAAAATTAAGAATTTTCTTTTCAATGAAAAAAGGACACGCGATGGTTCGTACACTGATTATAATCTAGCATTAAATAATATATCTAAAAGCCCAGATCATATGGCTCAATTAGCTGATTTATTACTAGACTATAATAAGGATACGGGGTTCGATTTTAGTAGGTTTACTCAAAAAGCTAAAACAGCTGCAGTTAAAAACCTCCGAGCTCAACTAGATGAAATAAAGTCGAATGCTAAGGTAGGGATGAATGCAAACCCTAGTAAGACTACTAAACCAGATTTTGATCTAGCGTCGTATTTACACTCTTTAAAATAAATTTATTTTACATAATAAAATATGGCAACACAATTTTCTACACCTAACCAATTCGTAATTAAAAAATTCGATGGTGGAGGTGCTCCTAACTTTGTAGATTCTCAATATTTAGGTTCTTTACTTGAAACAGGTAAAGCACACATGTTTGAGAAACTATACATGAAATTATTCTCTGCTCGTCAGAGATTTATTCAACACAAGCCTCTTATTGGAGGTACAGGTGCTAAAGATGGTTCAATTGCTGGTGGTACACTAGAAATTGAAAGTGACTTATTCAGATGGAAACTATATGGCGCGGACTACCGTTATGGTATTATCACTGAAAACTTAGAAGCAGGTAACTTAACTCCTGGTATTAATAATTCTCAATTCAAATTAAAGCTTGATTTAGATTATTTACATGCTCCAGATATCATCTCTTTAGAAGATCCTCAGTACCAAATTGCTATTGTAGATGGCCCTATTTCAGAAGACGTAGGAAATATTTATATTTGTAGATTAGTTACAGATAATCCATCTGCATTTATTGATCCTGCTTTATTAGAGCAAGGTCGTAAAGTATCTAAAGTAAGTAGTGCAGTTGGAACTGAATTAAACACTATTGGTAGTTCTTCTCGTCCATTCCCAGGTTATTTAATGCTTGAAAATCAATTAGGTCGTTTTGCTAGCACTATGACTGTAACTGATGAGGCATGGAGAACTGACGGGATGATCACTATTCCTTTCTCTTATACTACTAAAGAAGGAAAGCGTCAAACTACTTCTAAATTCTTACCTTTAGCTGAAGCTCGTTTAGTAGAGAGTCACTATATGGATATGGAATACGCGATGATGTATGGCCAACGTTCAACTCGTCAAGATAAGAATGGATATGTACTTCGTACAGGTAGTGGATTACGTCAACAACTTAAAGATAGCTGGAATAAAACTACAAATGGTTTCTATACTGAAGACATGTTAACTGAATATCTTATGGATATTTTCTTCTCTCGTGTTGATGAAGCAGATCGTAAGCAAATTGCTTATACAGGTACCGTAGGTTCTATTCAATTACATAAATTGCTTGCAGCTAGAGCACAGTCTTTATTGACTGTTGATTCTCATTGGATTAAGCAAGTAGGTAGTAATCCTCGTCATCTTTCATACGGTAAACATTGCGTGCCGAGCCTTGTAGTAATACAGGGATGTAAAACGTTTGCATTAGCAGCGTAAATTTCTCTATATGCTGGAAACTCTTAAAGATCCTTTGCCTAGTTTACTAGGAACGAAAGTAGAAAAAAGTAAGGATATTATCTATGTTTAAATACTAAAGATTCATGAATAGAAAATCAGCAGGTAAGACCTTAGAAATAATTAATCTAAGATTACAAAACAAGTCAATCATTGAAATTGCACAAGAGTTAAACATTCCTTACGGAACAGTTTCTCGACACCTTAGGAAAGAAAAGATGGCTTCTAATAGAAAGAAATCAGTATTCATTAACACTTTGAATGTTGATTACTTTAAAACTATTGATACTGAAGACAAGGCTTATTTCTTAGGTTTAATTAAAGCAGATGGTTATATAGATCAAAAAAGAGAAAGAATGGCTCTTCGTCTACAAGAAAAGGATGAAATCATTTTAATTCGTTTTTGTGAAGTATTAAACATTCCAAAGGAAAGAATTAATAAAGTAAGTAAAAAAGAACATCAACCAAGCTATAATAAAAATGCTTCTGTTTGTTCAGAACTTACTATTAATAATAAAGATTTTGTAAGAAATATATTAGACGTTAAATTTAATACTATACTTACAAAAGTTCCTGCAGCTTTAAAACCTCATTTCATCAGAGGGTATTTTGATGGTGATGGTTGCATTTCATATAGAGATATAAAAAGGATTAAGTTTCAACTTAATATTATGGGAAATCCAAATGATGATCATATGTTAAGATATATACAAGAAGCTATTCCATTTCATATTTATAACGACAAAAGAAGTAATCTTCCTTATATACAAAGTAGTAGTATAGAACATATAGATATGTTTAGGCTTTTTGCTTATACAGATTGTTATATATATTTACCAAGAAAAAAGGAAAAGTTTGATTTATTTAAATTTGCTAAGGAAACCTCAACGACTACACGAGAAACTCCCTATAAAAGGGAGGTGATATAGTCTAGTCTCTTATGAAAATAAGAGTTAATAAATTGGCGCAGTACACGCATTACAGTGGTGTAGAAGGCATTGAATTTAGTGTAGATAAGTTATGGTACTATGATAGTAAAGAATACAATGGTATTCCGCACCCTTATTATCCAAAATATCCTATTGATTCAGGCCGTTTAACATTCCTTAACTGGGGAACTACACAGTCTGCAGCAGATGAGTATAATGGTTCTAATAACATCATGATGTTAAAGCGTAAGAATGTCTTTACAAATGTTGTTAAAGCAGGCCGTTTAAAACCATCAGGTCCAGTACCTAGTGGAGAAGTAAATAGTTTAACTCCAGGTTATGAGCACTTTATTGAAAGCTCTGCTGGATTAGTAGTTTTTGATCCGACTTTATGTGGTGAGATTATTACGGATGTTAACATGATGTAATCATAACATCGTAATAGTCTAGTCTCATAATATTTATTGTTTATAAACTTTTAATATGGCCGTTTCGACTGTCAGTCCCGAGGCGGCGGGTTATCCGCCTTTATTTTATTTATGAGTAAACTAGTATTTATATATAGTATTCCTAGAAAAAGTACTCTAGGACTACACGATAACGTAGACCCTAATAGCGGTAGACCTATCAAGAAAAATAAGCTTGGGAATACCAACTTAGAAATTTGTGCACTATTAAATGGCCGCACTAGAAAACTGAATAATTACATTTCAACACAACCATGGATAGGAGATGATGGTTTAGTTAAGAGAGATTCCACGGGAAGAGAATTAACATTGCAAGATAAGTTAGAAATTGAATGGAACTTAGACAAAGGATATCTAACAGACGAAGCCCCCAACCCAGATACATTTTTTAAACAAGATCCTACGTTTTTTCAAAAAATGCACTGGACTATGGAAGATGGTTGTACTGTATTAGATTTGTCAAAGTTTAATGATCTAATGTGTTATTATGTATGCCTCGGACATAAACTAGTAGCAAATAGTGAAAAAGAATGGAGACAACACAAATGGCCAAATGCAGAGTACTATATTGCAATAGAAAATGAAGTGGATGAAATAGCTTATAAAGCTAATCAACTTAAACTAGAAGCATATACAGCTTTAAATAGCGAAGATATGACTCCTATTAATAAGCGCAAAGTTGCAGTATTATTAGGTCTTCTAAATCCTAAAGCGCAACTAACAGAATTACAGATTAACAATATGTTATATAGTTATATAGATAAAGCAGATAGTAAAACTACGAGTAATCTAGTTAAATTCCGCGAATTATATAATATGTTGATTAGACCTGAACTAAGAATCGAATTAGAAGCTAAGTATTTGTTAGAGAAAGCTATCGCCTATAGAATAATCAGTGAGCGTCAGGGTACGTTTACATGGGTTAGACCTAAAGGCTCAATAGAGTTAGGTAATAAGCCTGAAAGTGCAGTTCAATTCTTAAGTGATCCTAAAAAGAAAGACTTGATAGAAGAACTTGAAAAGGAAGTACGTTTAAAATCTAATGATTTAGAGTAATGACTATACAAGAAGCTCATTTAGACTTCAAGTTAAAATGGGATAAAATAGATAACAAGTTTAATAGAAACTTTACAGATGAAGAAATTGATTGGTTGCTTAATGAATCTCAAATGAGATTCATTCGTACAAGATTTAATCCTTCTAATATAGCTAAACAAGGATTCGAAGATACTACATCTAGAACACATGAATTAGCTTCTATACATGTACAATTTCCAGAAGAACCTGAAATTACGTTAACTACTACAGACTATAATACTTATAGACTATCTAGTATAGATACTACAGCCTTAAGTCAAAAGTTTTTATATTTAACTAGTTTATCAGTTTATAATGCTGATTGTGATAAATGGGTAACCCCTATATTTCAAAACCATGCTACCTATTTAGAAGAATTGAATAATCCATTCAATAAAGAAAACTGTATATTTAACATAAATGGTGTTAATGATATTACTACTCTCTATATATATGGAAATTGTACTAAGGCGAGAGTCTCGTACATAAAACATCCTAACAGAGTATATATAGGGACATATACGCACCCTTATATTAACAGTACCGTAGCTGTAGGATTTAATTTACCGGAGCATACACATTCTATTATAGTGGATACTGCCGTAGAATTAGCTAAAGGTATTAATCTTACAGATTATACTGTTAATCAAATAACGAACGTATTTTCATAATACGTATTAATATAATTTTTTATTTTTTTCAATAATTATGTTACTTAGAAATAACAAACGTAAAGCAGTTACACATATGTATGTGGCAACTGGTATATACACAACTACTACAGGTAGTAAAAAAGTTTTAGCTCAAGGTGCTACTGGTGCAGATCTTCCTGCAATCGACGCTATGACTGAAGGACAAATTGCATTCTCTAATGGCAATCCTTTAGCAACAACGTTTAATCAAGTTATTGCAGCAGGTACTCCAGCTAACTTAAATAATATTCCTGATTTAGATATTACGATTAAAGCTAAAACTGGATTAAAGTATCCTTTAAACAATATTAAGTACTTTACAAGTAGCTTAAATGGTAAGAATTTAGTTAAAGCTTCTTTCCAACGTTACGTTGCTCCAACTAATGCAGTTTGGACTATGACACCAGCTACTAACATTGTATATGCTAATAATACTGTTTATGAAATAGGAGTAGATACTTTTGGTGGTCATATTGATCAAAACTTCTCTTTACAAGGACAAGCATATACTGGAGGCGTTACTACTCCTGATTTCGGAGCAGCATCTGATGCTAACAAACGCAACTATATTCTTAATAATATTGGTAAAGAACTTAATCTTATGGGTCCTTTAGCTTTCCCTAGAGCATATGGTTACAATCCTGTAATTGTATTAGGGTATAAGTTAGATAACACTGTAGGTACAGTTCCTACTACAAGTAGAACTTTAAACTCTGCTTTAACTGCTGGTACAGCAGCTACTATTCCTGTATGGAATACTCTTACAGGTATGAAATCAGCAGATTTAAGTGGCGAACAAGTAACAGCATTGAAAGCTGCCGCTACTAGTTTAAGTGCAGGTGTTAACTTCTCATTTGTTGCAATTGATACAGCTGTAGGAAATGCATTTACATCTCCTGCATACTTACTAGATGGTTTAATTTTCTTAGCGTTAGATAGAGAAAAAGCTATCGTTGACTTCGATCCTCGTACTAGAATTCAAATTCGTAACGTAGGTTCAGCTAAAGGATTTAATACTGGAGCTGTTACTTATAAATCTGTACAGAGAGGTACTGAAGGTACTAGTACTGAGATGTTACATTATATGTTTAAAAATGACTTCCGTCAACGTTTATATAATAAGAACGTTGCAGAAGAAAGACGTACAGATGAAGCATCAATACAGTATCCAAATCCAGTAGATCTTACTAAGAAATATTGCGTATTGACATTAGAAACTCAACAAAATGATTTAACAGCACTTGATGGCTTATCTGCAGTAGAACCACACAAGATTGTTATTCTTGCAGAGGATACAAATCCTGCAGGCGCTTTGTCAGCTTCTAATGCTACAATGAACACAATTAAATTAGCAATTGATCAATGGTTAATAGATAATAAACAATCTGCTGCAATTTAATAATCGTATAGGTTTTAATAAATTTATGCGAGATAAGGGGGGCGAGGAGGCTTAGGCTTGCCTCGCCCTTTTTTATTATTACCCCTAACAATTTATCAATATGATTATTAAGTATGATAATGCTACTAAAGCATTTAAAATAAAATTACAAGAAAGTCAATTAGGTACAGGCCAGCAAGAATTTACATATAAATTTAATTGTTGTGATTCTAAACTCATAGAAGTAATTCCCCCTATTGTTCATCAAGTAAGAATAGATAGAGATGTGTTTCTTGAAGAAAACACATCTGAATATAAGATTTTTATAGATAGCAATTTAATTTCAGTTACTTGGGATAATTTTTCAGCAGTAATTACTGCAATGGCAGCAATATACCCTAATTTAAGTATTACTTCATATCAAGATGAAGAGTATCGTTATATTAATTTTATGGGCATTACAGACTCCACTACAGTAGGATTTCAATTTATTTTTCTAGGCGCAGAAATTCTACTATATGGAACTGCTCTTTCTGAAGAATACACTATAATAGGAAATGGCGAAGATGGAATACATAGCTTCTCCGTTATTAAGCAGATTAATGGACAATTAATTTCGGAAAGCGCATGCTATTTTGTTAGAGAAGATCTAAGCTGCGTAGTCGTAGACTTTATAGTTAAAGAAGAGAATAAGAATTCAGATGTACATTTACTATTTAATGCTTTAATAGAAGCCAGTGGTTGTAATTGTGCTTGTGATGATCTATGTAAGCTATATAGGACTTTATTAATGAAATTAAATATCTTAGACAGATGCAAAATTTGCTAGATTGCTCTATTGCTAAAGATGCTCTAGAGTATGTTAATATAAAAAACAAAGTGCTAGTAGAAAGCATCAGATATAGATTTATATATGAAAACTCTACTAGTTTAACTGATAACACTGAAATATATAATTTATCTACTTGGTATAAGTGGTATACAGCATATTATTGTAAGCAAGATCCTATATGTTTACCTACTACTCTAATATTTTGTAATTTATATATTAGTGAAATAGATGCCGCGCTTTGTACTGAAACTATAACTATAGAAGAAATATAGATATGATAACTATAAATAAAAAATATAAGGTTACAGGTACTGGTCCTTTTACATACACTATTATACCTAGCGATCCTAATGTTACAGTAACTCCTAGCAATGGAGTTACTGATTCTATAATAGAATTTAAATGTTCTATATTAGATACTTTTACAGCTGATAGCTTTAGTGTAATTATAACTGCTAAAGCTGCCACTGGCTGTACCGAAAAAGGTAACTATGTAATATACAGTCCTTGTATAAACTTTGGTTTATCTCAAAATGAAAGCCTAGTATATAGTGCCCCTAATAAATATAGCTTTCCTGCTAACACTTTAGACATAGTTAAATATGAATGGACTACAGGTCCAAATCTAAATATAGTTAGTGGACAAGGAACTCCTTCTATATTTGTAGAAGAGAAAGCAAATAGTTCATCTAATACTCATACAGTAGCTTGTACTGTATATAATAACGCAGGCTGTAAATATACAATTTCTGGATTTCATACTACTTGTAGTGCTCAAATACCAGTATTAAATGTAGACACTCAATGCGGAATTAAAGATGAAACTTTTAACAGTATCAAATTTATTGGATACAATTATAAAGTAGGAATAGTTACAGGTAAAGCATTAATAGGTAATTATGCATGTCAAGGATGTGAATTCGATTACTCTACATTTACGTTAAGCGCTCCTTCTAATACTTATCATATTCATGATAATTTTGGAAATTTTGTCATTCTAGATAAAAATCTTAGCGGTACTACTGTGTATAACTACACTATTAAGGATACTTGTGGTAAAATCTATAATAGTTCTTTCATACTTAATGGGACAACTTGTAATGCTCAAGTAGGTTGCTTCCAGTTACCTAAATTACAAGCAGTTAATATAGCATGTACAGATATTAATCTATCTGCTGTAGATCAACCTAGTATAGGTTGTGCATCTGTAATAGCTAACCCCTATTATAGTTTTAAGACAGCAGTTATTACTAATCCATTAGATATATCAAAGGTTAACTGGACTACGTTTAAGTTTTTAGCTCCTACTAATCAAGGTACACCTATAGCTGGGTATGTAGTAAGTAGTGATGGAAAATGTATGAAAACGCCTTACGGTGTTATTAAATTAAATAATAACCATGAAATAGAATATACAGTTTTAGTATTGCCCGGTGCAAATACAATTACGTCAGAACCATTTGAGTATAGAGTAGAAACTAATGCTGACCCTAGTAATAATCTAGGTGCTTGTATAAGTGATGTAGGAAGTTCTATATTTATCCATACATGTGTATCTGATCCAATCACTACAGATTTTACTGAATGTATTTCTTGTAATAAAATTAATGATATAGATCTTACTAGTAAGATCACAATGAATGGGTTACAATTAACCGCTATAGAGATTGACAGCAGTACTATTAATACTACAAGTATAACTATATCTACGGATGTAGCTAATAAAAAGATTAAAGTAAGCACTACTATAGTAAACGGAACGTATACATTCAAATATAGAATACAAGGTACTAGACAGAGTACCACGGCAACCACTAAATATTCAGAGTGGAAAACTGTTACTTTAGATATTAGATGTGCAGGTAATGCAGTAGCTAATATAATATGTTAAAATTAAAACAATGCCTTCTATAAATTTTTCTTCGATTTTTCCATCAACGACCCGTCCTACAAATCCTACAGTAGCGCAGTCGTTGTATTTATATAAACCTGCCAATGCTGCTACTAAACAAGCTACATGGGCAGCGTTAGTCCTTGCAGGCAATGTTACTCCTTGTACAGGTTTAGCTACAAATGCAGATTTTGTAAAGATTAGTTCTGCAGGTGATGCAAGTACAGATTATATTTCATGGGATGGTAACATTCAAGCATCTGCACAAGATCCACAAATTAACTTTAGTACAGGTGTTGGAATTAGCACTCCTTTAGAAGAATATCATTTTGTATATGGTACTAGTGATTGTGTTACTAATACTTGTAAAGATTGGGAACACTTTGTTATAGGATACACTGGTACACCTGCAGTAGCGGGAACACACGGAGGAGTAAATGTTTGTAGTACGCCTAACTTAGCTAATCATACATTTACAGTAGCTCCTTTAACTGCTACAGGTTTAACGTTATCTAATTTAAATATTACAGCATTTACTAATATTCCACCGACGCCGGCAACGCCAGAAAGAATATATAAAATAGCTACCTATTTAGAAGTGTTAGATAACACTATGCCTTCTTCACCTGTTTCAATAGGGCATATACTATTAAATAGTAGTACAACTGCTTATACTTTAACACCGGGAGCAGTACCATTAGTGGTACCACCTAGTGGAGATTCATTAACGTATAATGCAACTATAAACAATTCATTACAGTTTAACACTAGTACTAAGACTATACTTAAAACTGCTGCCAATGAAGATTATCCCCGTAGCGGTGGTTGGGCAGCAGCTAACTCTATAACAATTACTACTACTATACCAGTTGCGACTCCATTAGTTTGGAGACTTAGAATATTACTACTTAATACTTCTATTCCTGCTAGTTCTGCAGCAGCTTGTACAGTAGTACATACAACAGACTTAAACAGCGTAACTTCAGTACCGAGCGCAGGGGTATCTTGGGGGACTATACTTATTTGTTAATTTAAACTAAAAATTCTATGTTAATAAATATTGCGCAAAAACTAGCAACGAGCAACTGTGTTACAAATGCAGTTGCTCCTCCTACATGTGCAGCTACTAATCTATCTACTGGAGCAGAATCGTGGAGCTTATCTACCTGGATTGATACTAATCATCCGCTTCAAACACAATGGAGAATTGCAACTTGTAAAGTGCCTACAGGCAACTGCTCAATTACATGGAGACTAGCAGTAGGTATTGGAGACATTAATGGGCCGTATACTAATGCTCCTAACTTAGTTTTAAGTAGTTTAGGATGTTTTACGGGAAATACTGTATTTGTAGAAATACCTGATGCTCAAGGAACTAATTGTTATGGCAATTACAATTTTACTTTATTTGTACATACCTGTAGTAATTGTTGTAGTGGTAACTGTGCTACTCCATTTGCAGGAGGTCCAGGAACTAGTACTACTAACTATTCGATTAGTACAATGGAAGGAGGACAGTTAAATATTATCGACAACTTGCTTCCATCGAATCATGTTATGTGTTATGATACTAATTCTAATACGTTTAATAAAGTAAATTTAAGTACTAATGTACGTAGTAATTTAAGTACTAATTTTTCAATAGTTAATGCTTGTCCTACAACACCTACGCAGCTATTTAACGTAACAGCAGCTCTTTACCAAACCTTAAATACTAATTTATTTCTTGGAACATATGCTAATTTACAAACAGCTGCAGTTACTACGTTTATTCCGCAAGGATCTCCGTTTAACAATCTTAATACAGCATCTAATGTTGTAAATCTTAGATATATATGGAGTAACATAGATAATAGTGGTTGTTCTACTTGTCCAGAAGGAGTTTTTACCCAGAGCTATACTTATACTATGCATGGATCTACTACTTTGCCTACTATTACGCAACCATGTAAAGCATCTACAGTAAGTAACGGCCTACAAAATGCGTATGTGACATGGACTCCATCTATTAATTATAGCCATTGGTCTGATTATGCTAGTTCAAATGTAGTAGCATTAAATGGATCAGGCACTATAGTGTTAAACAACGGAGTAGAGTCAGCAACTACTACAGCTACTGAGTCTGTATTTGATAATTGGAGCATTACAGGATCAGGAATCAATACTCCTAGTGTATTAAAACCAGGAACATATAAGTTTAGAAGAGTTGATAGTACAAGTCCTTGTGGAGATTTAATAGTGTCTAAATCAGTTATATATGATCCACCTATCCATAATATACGAATACAATGGGATACCGCAGCACAAACAGCTGCATTATTAGTATCTAATGCAGAAGGTGTAGGAGGGTCTTTAACTACCTTTGGACAGTCTACACAAGTGAGAGCTAATATTAGTGCAAGTTTAAATACGTACAAAAGTCTATTTCCTAATATTAGTACATGGAGTGATTATAGAGGATTTATAGTATTTCCTATTACAGCTGTTTCTATAATAGCTAAGGACAATATTATACCTAATTCTGCAGTAACATTTAGTACTTCAAATGTTTCAACTAATTCTTCTATTAGTGATTTTGGATTAACAAGTTATCCTGGAAATACTAAAGTTGCATTAGGCAATACGCTGAATGTACTTACAGGTACTCTTACAAGTAATAAAGCACTTATATATGCTATACCTAAAGCTGTTACAACTAACTGGACAGGTAATTTAATGAATAATTTTTCACCTTTACCATTAACTGTTATCAGTAATTATGGTAACGCTGGAAGTTGTTCAACAGCAACATTAGCTGGAATAGGAACTAATTGGGTGGGATCCGTAAATGGAACTAATAATGGACTTGCAAGATTATCTCTTAACCATACATTATAAAAATGAATTTAAAAACACAGTTTGATTTAAAACAGACTAATGGATTTATATCTAGTCCGGGAGGACGTTGGTATATAATAGATGCTAAGACTCAAGCTGGAGCTTCAGTAGCATTTCCAATAAGTCTAACCGTTGACGGCACTACTGCTAATTTTACACAGAATGCGATACTTAGCAACAGTAACGACAATCCTTTAGTAATATGGTCTACTAACTATGTATTAACATTTCAATACGTAGTAGGTTGTAGCCCAAATGTAAGTCAAAGTACAATGGAAGTAAAACCATCAATTAGAACTTTAACTATTACATCAGTACCTACAGTAGATAATATTACTTTAACCAATAAAGTAATATCGAATGTTGTATATGCTAACAATACTTTCAGATTTGATTGGAATATGTATATAACTAGTTCACTGCCCGGTAACTTAGGCGGAGGAATTCAAAATGGAGTAGGAGGACAAAATTCTAGCTTTGCTCAAACATTGCCTTTTCCTACAACTACACATATTGAAGCTTATCATAATAATACGCATGTTGTAGGTCCTAGCAGAGTTTATACAGGTGATACATTCACATATAGTAAAACTATTACGGCAGTATATGATGGAGTAGGAGTTATTACTAATCCTGCTTCATATACTTTTACTGATGATGGCGTAATAAGTCCTGTTACTATCACATGGTATACACTTAGTGTAGCTGTTACAGGAACAGCTTTAGTAGCTCCTACATATAAATGGTATTATAATAATGTTCAAGTATTAAATTTTGGAAATGGTAATCCATCCTTACTTAATCAAGGTACTCAGTTATTTACATATAAACCCGGAGAATATAAAGTAATAGTGACTAGCGCAGACACTAACTGCTCTTACTCTGTTATTGTTACTATTTAAAAAATAATAAAAAATACAAAAACAACAATTTAATTATGAGTTCATCTTATAGTTTACAACAAATGCAACAGGCATATGTGCCTTTTATACAGAACTGGTCTAATACTGGTTTGTCTACTGTTCCAGCTATTGCGGGAATTAAAATATGGGATATTATAGAAACCTATTACGATTCTTATGTCGAAGATAGGAAGATAAAGGAATTAAAATTTGCACTAATAATTGAAAGTAACGATCTTCAGGATGCTAAATTTGTAGTATTAAGTAATACTTTGTGTAATAAAGATATAACTATAACTAAAATAGCTGGATCAGAGGATGGAAACCTGTACTTAGAAGTAGCCAATGTACAAGGAAATTTTATTTCTAACAATATACATACTTCAAATAATAATATTAAAGGATGGGCAGTTAGTTGTACTCAACCAGTTACAGGTAGAGCAGAGGCAATGACAGAGACAATACCTTATAATCCGTCAACTAGATCATTTTCTACTGGTTTATTTTGTACAGACGCTACTAATACTAATACTGGTACCATAGATTTTTCAACCAATGCTCCAATTTTAATATACACAATACAGTATTTAGATATTAATTATTAATTATGAAAAGCATAGTAACAACTTATCCGGATAGCTTAGTAGCTCAAGTTATATTACCTGATAAAACTAATTATCACGTGGTTACTAGAGATGAAGTTTCTGTAGAATACTTTACAGTAGGGGTAAACAATTTTCTAAGATTACGGAAAGGAGATACCTTACTATTACAGCTTCCTTCTCCGGGAACCACTGTAAACGGTTTATCAGGTATAAGCGATTGTTATAATGCAATTCGTTCTTGGAAAACTACTTACTTAAGTAGCGGAGGTGGGGGAGGAAGTGGAGCAGTAGATTCCGTTAATGGGTATACTGGTATAGTAGTACTTAGTTCTTCCGACATAGGTTTAGGAAATGTAGATAATACTTCTGACGTTAATAAACCTATATCTGCTACTACTCAAACTGCATTAGATGGAAAAGCTTCTACTTCA